ATCTAAATTTTTCATAGTTCCAATGACTATTAAATACATACCAATCATATTCTTTGTGTCTTTCTTTATTATTAAAAAAAGGTTGAAGATTACCTTGATCCCAAGAATTTTTTTGCCAAAGTATATTTAGTTTGTTTGGGTCTATTGGAACTTTACCTGGTATGGATGTACAAATTTGAACTTGATCAAGCAGATCTTTTGAAACATGCTTATTAAGCATTTCCATTTGAATTTCTGTTGCGCCTCTAGGTTCCATTATTTTAATGTTATAAAACTGTTAAGTGTTAATCTTCCGTTGTCTATATCTGTCCCATGGTGTCCATAACCCATATGAAAATATTCACTAGAATACATTATTAATCTATTTTTTACAAATTTAAAATCGTTAATTATATTTTTTTCTTTATCATATAAATATGTTCCAGAGTTAAGATTAGTTTTAGATAAATATATTAGTGATGAAAAATTAAAAAAATCTTGATGTATAAAATCTTTTTCATTATCTTCTTCTCGTCTTAAATGTATAAAATGTGTAATAAAACTTACATCTTCTGGTTTGATTAATTTATTATAAAACATTAAAAAATTAATATATTCATACAAAAAAATATTTGTTTCAATTAATGGAAAGCTTCTTAATCCAGGGAATGTTTCAGTAGTGCCTCGTAACGAGTTGAGATTTTCTTGATCATATAATTTTATTTTTTTTAATTCAGGTAAAATGTAATCTAACCTAGGAATAAAATCTTCAACTTGTCTAGCTATCATTCCTTAGTAAGGCTCTCCATAGATACTTTCGTAACTTTAATTTCCAAGTCCTGTCTAAAATCATCATTAGTAGTGTCAGTATTGGGATCAGCAACATCAGCATCAAAATCAGCTTTACTAGCATAAACTTTACCTGTTCTCTTATGTTTAATTATTTCTTTAGCTTCAGCTGGTATCTTCTTAAGTGTCATATTATTTCTCCTTTTTTAAAAATGAATCATAATTCCAAGAATTATTTTTTCCCCAGAAGTCACAATATTTACTATCTCTACTAAATGAAGTTAAATCGCAAGATTTAAATATAGCATACTTATCTGGGTCTATGGTATCCTCTACAACTAAACGATCACCAGTAGTCATCATTGATGATACCTTATTAATTATACCCTTCATATTAGCATGACAGTCTTCAATAACTAACATGGGTGATTCGTATTCTTCAAACTCATATGAATCTATATTATTAACATCTAATTTTATAAATTCAACGTTCGGTATATCTTTGATCTCTTGGTTGTCTACAGTGATAATTCTTGTATCTAAGCCTAATGTTTTTGTCATATCAGAAAACCAATAAGCGGAACCACCTTCACCAGAACCAAATTCTAGTATTGTTTTTGGTTTAAGCTCTTGCAGCATTTGTTGGTAAATAGTTAGACTCATAGGATCTTTTAATAATTTAAGTCCTTTCCATTTAAAGTTATTAAATTTAGAAAATTGTATTACATTAGTATAATGCCTATTGTTTTCTAAAATTCTTTCAATCACATTTAATTCTGCTTTGTATTCGTGAGGACCATCAGGCTCTTCTATTGTATTACCTTCAGTAAATAAATTAGCATATTCACTACCTACCATAGTTTTATAAATGTTCATCATCTGATCTACCATAATATTAATAAAATGTTTTTTATTAGCATTTTTGATAGTCATCACTCCATCATCTTTAATTTTTTGTATTTCGCTTTCGTTGAAAAATAAATTAAGACTTGTTTTTGTAGTTTCTATTTTCATAATTAATCCTGTTTGTATATAGCTAAACTTAATGAAAGTCTAGGTTCTTTTATAGAAGTCACACAATGTGGAGTCATTCTATTTATAAATTGAACATTTTGATCTTTAATAATTGTTTCCTTTTTATCTATATTCCAAACAGATTCTCCATATATATTTTTAATAAATAAACAATAATCATCTGTATGTTCTGGAAATGAAACATTTTGATTATTTAAACCTTTTGAAAAATAAAAATTACCACATATTCTTACACCAAATGTTTCTAAAGCAACCTGTTCTATTTTTTTAAGTTCATCATTAATATCAAGCACATCACTTATAATAAATGAAAACCCTTTGTCATAAAAATTTTTAAATTTGTCAAAATCTAAAAAACCATATATATCAAATAACTCTTTTCTTAATTTTGTTCCTAAATTATCTAATAAACAAATACTTTCATGACCATGGTGAAACTGATAAGGAAATCTTTTAGATATTTTTAAGATATCAAATATATCCCATTCTTTTAGATTTACTTGATGAGTAACTAAAAACTCATGAAATTTTTGAAAGGAAGGTTGATGAAGGTTTCTCACGGACAACCCTGGCCTTTGTATCTATTTAAATTTTTTTGACGCTTCTCGTGTTTGTTGAGATTTTTCTTGTGTTGCCGAGGACCTCTTTTCTTAGGTTTATCTCTGGGTATGAAGTGTGTAAATTTTTGTTTAGCCATTCTCCTGAGATCTGTCTATTTGAGCATAGCTAATAACACCTTGAATTTTACTACTGCCTGTAGCTGCTTGCACAGTTATTGCATCACCTGCTTCAAGATTTAAACCTTGTGGGGCAGCATTAACTTGAGATTTAGCTGCAACATCATCTCTGAAAAATTCATATTCAGCACTTGAGTCAGAAGAATCTACAAAGTTCATGTTAACTAAGATAGCTGATGAAGCATCATTGTTAGCACAATAAACACTTTTTACTATAACTGTTGCATTAGTAGGACATGTAAACGCTGTTGTCTTACTTGTATCGGTCTGTTTAAAACCTTGATTTTTATATTGTATAGTCATGATAAAAAATAGTTAAATGCATCTTGTTCATTTTTTAATTCTTGTTGATAAGATGTGTTTAATTTATCTTTGAGGGTTTGTAAAGACTGAGCTACTTGTCTTTGATTTTCTTCAGTATAAGTAGGTGTAGGTTCTGGTATTAATAGATCAACTCTAGCCATTATCCCCTCATACCATCTGGTTGTACATCTACTCTAAATGTACCATATCTCCAATTCTGATCGGTGGAGGTATTTGCTACCTTTACACTTGCAAATCTAGATCTTGCTCTTGTATCAACTTTATCAGTTGATGAATTTATTGTAAAAGGACCTAAAGGAGAGGACTGTGCATTTACTGCAGGATAGGATCTTAAATTTAAAGTAACTTGTGCATCACCAGTTAATATTTTGAAATCTGGTATAAATCTTCTTATGCTCATAAAAAATTGTCCATCTCCACCGGTAGACAAATCAAAATCTCCTGATGTAATAAATGCAGGTATTGCTGTTTTGTTACCAAGAGCATCAACTTCATTGTTACCAACTTCATGTGCATAATATGTAGACGCACCATTTATGTTTGTTGCTCCTTGTATTGTTGGAAACGTAGGCACATCTGCGGTAATAAATTCAGTTGCATAAGGATTATCGTATAATGTTGCATCAGCCCAAGAAGTCCTAGCTAATGATCCTGTAGTCCAAGTGTTTTCAGTATAGTTGTAAGTTACAGCTCTATCTACTTGTTCTTGTCCATTCCTTGCATAGAACCAAGTTATCTCTTCATACAAATGATTTAATCCAGCATATACTTGCTCACCTGCTGTATAATTAATACCTAAGTTATCTCCTTTACTTGTAAATACAAAATCTTCTACTAAGCAAGGTAACGATTTAACAGTACCATCATAAACAAAAAATCCTCCTGCTTGACCCATCCAAAAAACTTTACCATTTACATACTTGATAGCATGTTGACCAATCAAACCACAATTAGAACCAACCTGTCTTATAGAAAATGTAAATGGTGGTCCAACAAATTGCATTATATAAGCAGAAGTATCAGTAAGTATTAGAATATAATCTTTAGCTTTTGCAGCTCCTACAATTTTTACCCCAGAGTCTACTCTAAAAGTACCTGCAGTATTCGTTGATGTCGGTGTATAATCTGATAAATTTTCTTGATCTGAAAATCTTATAAACATTTTATCTTGTGTGTTCTCAGTTCCAATAATTGTTTCAGTTCCAAGAATAATAAGGTGTCTATCTCTTTCTGATACTATTGACATTACAGAAGTAGTTGGAGCTCCAGCAATAGCTGTTGCTCTTGTTGTTAATGCAGGAGGGTTCGAACTAATTGCTTCCCATTTAAAAGTTTTTCCATTTTTAATTGTTGCAACAAGAGTGCTTCCAAAATGATCTAATGACCATGAAGCAGGATCTAGTAATACTGTCGTAGATGTAGAGGCTTGTCCCCAAGCTGTAAAATATTCAACGGACGCACCATCTGAGTGTGCTGTTCTTGTACCTCCAGAACCTCTCGTAATACCTTGTAATATATTACCTGTTATATTTGTGTAAGAAATAAACTCAGCTCCAACTTTTATACTGCCACTTGTTGGAAAGCCGAGAGCCGAGGTCACTGTTATTTCAGTTGCAGATCCATTGTTACCTTGAGTGTCATCAGCTAGTGCCCCATTTAAAGTTGTGACAAGTCCTGATTGACCACCCCAAGAAGATGTTCCCCAACCATAACCAGCAGTTTGGTTCAATGGTCCTACTTCAACATAAGGATTAAGCACAGCTGACCCACTAGCAGCTACTGATGTGCCTGCTGCAGAAGCCATTGTTATAGTGAATGTATCTACAGAAGCCGTAACTACTTGAAATGTATTTGTTTCAAAATCTGAAGCTATATATCCTGCTCCTGAGGGAGGTGTTACAGATGTAAATGTAAATAAATCTCCATCAGTCAATCCATGACCAATTTTATTTACAGTAACAGTTGTGCTTGTATTCACTGTCGTAAAAGTAGCACCAGTTATTGGAGTATCTAAAGGCGTAATATCGTAGTAAGCTCCTTCAAAATAAACTACTAAAACTTTGTTTGAGCCTAAAGCTATATATTTTCTACCATCAAGATCAGCCCAAATAAGTTGTTCTCTAATAGCACCTACTACTTTTTTATTTATAATTTCTTCCCAACCACCTATTTTTTCAGGTAGTCCGTATCTAAATCTAACAAAATCACCATCGACCCACTGACCTTCAGCTCCGGTAGCAGTGACCTGTTTGTTAAATCCTGGTTGTATCTGTATGTTAGCTAATGGCATGCCAGATTATAGCATATTAGCTTATCTTCTTAAACCTATTCTAAGTCGTTTATCGTACTTCCAATCTTTATGTGGCCCTTCTTGATTAACATAATGCATAAATACTTGGCTGTATTGATCTCCTTCATAAGGTCCTTCTCTATAATGCTCCCAATCAATACCTTTATAAACTATAGCTTCTCCAGGTTTTAAATCAAAACACTTGCCATCAGCACACATTTTCCATGGCACA